GGAGCTATCCATGGTAGATGCCCGCTTCAGCTTGCCGGGGTCAAGTTCTTTCGGCTTGCCGCCCAGCACGATGCGCAGGCCCTTATAGGAATATCCGCCGTTTTTGTTCTCGTTCTGCATGGCTGCACGCAGGGTGATCTGGACAGACTTTCCGGGGTGCAGCATTTTGGTGGCGTAGCTGTACAGGGTGTTCCAGGTCAGCGTTGCCTCCATGCTCTCGAACTGGCCCGGCACAGGGCTGTCAACGTCGCCGCCGATGCCCATGCCGTTCACAGTAGTGGTTTTGTTCTTGATCTTAGGCAGAGTGACTTCATCTGCCAGACCGATCATCTTGTCGTCCCCGGTGTAGGCGTTATAGTTATTAACGACCTGCGGGACAAGATCGCTCGAAATGTTCAGGCTCATAGTTCATATCCTCCTATCACAGGTTCAGAGCGGTCACGAGGGAGGAAGATTCATACTCCATCGTGTTGTTGACCTGCTTCATGGGCGGGAACGGAGTGCAGTACATCCAGAAGTGGTAGTGGCCTGCCACCAGCTCTGCTTCGGTGTTCTTCTCCGTGTCAGCCACCATGCGGTAGCTGGCGCAGACACCGTTGGAGACATAGGTGCTGCCCTTCATGTTCTCGCTGTCGATGATGCTCTGCAGCCGCTTCGGGTTCATGGGCTTGTCCAGCTTGCCCATGTTGTCCAGCACAAAGCTGGTCCACGCATGGTTGAAGAAGCGGCGGACACACAGGAACATATCCTTGGGGTCCGTGTTCTTCGGGTAGCAGGCCGTCTCGTTGCCCCAGATCACGAAGTCGCTGCTGGAACGGATAAAGGTTGCAATGCCCTGATCGTTCAGGAAGGTGCCCTGCTCCTGATCCAGCAGCATCTCGGTGCCATCTTCCAGACAGGCGGCAGAGATGGGTACGGTGACGTTGGAGGGGCTTGCATTGGGGCAGTCGTTGTTCTGGCCGTCGTTATACACGGTGGCCGCTGCCGCCATGGTGCTGCCGCTGTACACAGTATCGCCCACCTTGCAGAACAGCCACAGAGCGTATGCCTCACGGGAGGTTGCGGTCTGCTTCGTCTTCTGTCCCGCCACGTCGGTGTACTTCTTTGCGCCGGAAGTGCCGCAATCGAGGTCGATGTAGCAGACGGCATTGAAAACGCCGTTGATCTTCCGGCACTTGGCCTGCAGTGCAGCGCACACCAGTGCATCCTTGGAGAAGCGGGGTGCCAGCAGGATGCCGGGCACTTTGCCAAACTTCGGGTAGACCTGACGGATCACCTCAAGTCCAGTTTCCTCCCCGGTGGCAGTACTTACGCCGCCCACGATGTCGGCAGCGGTCACCTTGGTCGGGTCCAAAATGGAGCCGGAAACGCTCAGCGTGGTTGCATCCTTGCCCTTGCCATCGTCGAGCAGGGCGATGTTCACAGTACCGTCGTCGTTGAAGGTGGCAATGTAATCCGTTCCCTCGGTCAGAGCCGTGGTGTCCTTCTTGACGACCAGCTTTTTCAGCAGCAGGCCCGTCTTGTCGATCTGTGCCACGCCATCGTTGACCTGAACGGTGGTAGCATCCAGCTGGGTGGTATGCTTCCCGGGGTCCAGCACATTGATAACGACAATGGGAGCCGTGCCCATCACCTGAAAGTTTGCGCTGATTGCCTCGCACAGAGTGTACTTTGCGAAGTCGTCAGACCAGCCCACAGCAGCCACAGCCTCTTTGTAGGTGCTGAGGTACAGCGGGGTATTCACCGCTGCTTCCGGGTCTGCCAGCTTGTTTACGGGCGCAGTGCCCACGATGACCTGCAGGCCGGAGCTTACCTGTACCGGCGCAGAAACGCTGGTGGTCGCTTCGGTCAGGTTAAAACCATGAGAAGTAGCCATTGTTTCATCCTCCTATCACAGCACAGAAACGGCGTTCTTGTAGAGAAGGTTCTCCCGAGTGCCGCTCTGCTCCACTTTCACACGCATCTCTGCGAGCTTTTCACGAGGAACGATCAGAGCTTTTACGACCGGGTGTTCCTCTGCGATCTCGGCCAGCTTTTCGGGGATGCCGTCCACAAAAACGGTATACTGCGGCGCAACGCCCTTGATGGTCGGGCCGCAGTAGGCAACCGCCTGCGCCGCCGGGGTCTTGTCCACTGCGGCGGGGGTTTTCTTTTCGTCACTCATATCAGAGCCTCCACTTCTTCGTTTCTCAGACCGTTGGGGGTCTTGCAAACGAGATTCACGATTCCCCAGTAGTAGTAATCCATGTCATCGTCGGAAAGCTCCCACTTTCTGGGATACGTCACTTCAAACGCACCGCCAAAGACAGGCTTGCGCTTGAAGTGCTGCATAATTTCCTCCTTGATGTTCACGGTGTCTACATACCCCTGTCGGTCTATCCCGCGGTCATAGCAGCAGATCACGAGCTGGATCAGCACAAGCTGCGGGTCCTGCTCATTGTTCTGCTCACCGCTGGTCTCGATCACGATGATGCAGGGGTACATGGAATCGTTTGTGTCCACATCATCGTCGTCATTGGTCTGGATAGGAAGAAACTGTTTGAAAATCTGCAAGGACTTCGGGCTTTCCTGCCCGTTGAACTTCATATCCCGAAACAGTTCTTTCAGCTCGTCGATCATAGCCTGCTGGCACATCTCGCTGGTATAGCCAGCGATTTTCTCCGCCATATCAGATCACGCCCTTTCTCTTGGCATTGGCGATCAGCTGCCGCACACTGCGTTCCGTGTTCTGCTGCAGCATCTGCTCCACCGTCTGCTCCTGCATCTCCCACACGGTATGGTGCATGGCAGAGCCGGAAGGACTGGACAGCGTTGCCAGCTTCTCGTTTGGTTTCCAGCGTTTCTTTCCGCTCTCCGTGTAGTCCTTATCCGCAGGTACACCGAGCTGACGCTGCACCATGCCGACGTGCCCCGACTTAAACTTCACAAGGAAACCTTTGCTCTTTGCGCTGGTTCCGCCGAGGTCTATCATCGGGCTGCCTTTCAGGACGTGCGCCTGAAAGAACGGTGGCGCATTGCGGACAGACGGTCCCATGTAGGGTTTCGTGGGGCTGGTTCGGAAATAGCCCAAGTCTGCCCGGAATGCGCCGGGATCGTTCTTCATAATGGCAAGGATCGCCGCAGGGGGGCGGTTGGTCGCTTTCTGACGCTGGCGCAGGTCTTCGATCATGCGCTTTCCGGCAGCATTGAGGTCGTATCGGTTCTTGACTTCCTGCAGCATGAGCTTTCTCGTCTGACGTGCGGTGGTATTGACAGCCACCTTCAACGCCGCCGGTGCCTTATCTGCCAGAACGCCGAGTGCCCGGTAAACTTCCTCATCGTTGACGGAAACCGTCATGGTGGAAGCATCGTACCCAGTTTTGAAATACGCCATTTACCTCACCCTCTCAAGCTCCATGCGGTACACGCCAGCTTTCAGGGAGCAGGATTTGATTTTGTAATCCCGCTTCTTGTCCAGCGTTATGAGCTTGTCGTTCTTCGGCATTGGGCCGTACTCTTCCTGTTTGACGAACAGGAGCAGATCAGCCTTGTACATACCTTGGTCGAAGCTCTGTTTTGCACCGCCCTCCCAGTGTGCTGCACGTTCACCAACGCCCGGGTGCTGGGTGATGCAGACCATCTCTTTACCGTCCACGAATCGCTTTTCTGCAAATTCATTCAGGTTAAAGAAGACGTTCTGTACATCCAGTGCCACCCGGTCTTTGAACGTCGGCAGCGGTTTCGGGTCGCTTGGTGTACCGTACTCTTCATCCACGTCCAGCATAGTCTTAGCACACCTCAGCAACCAGCCAGCTGTCCACCTTGTCGGGGATGGTCAGGGGGCGGGTCTGCAGTTCGAGGATCATGCGGTCAGGACCGTGCTTCACATAGGTGCGCAGCAGGCGGTTGGTCTGGGCGGTGATGGTGCGCTTGGTGTCGTCGATGTAGGAAGTCAGGCCGTAAGCACGCATGAAGTTGGGGTTAGAGGGCAGCAGAGCGATCTTGTTGTCATCCACCAGCCGCTTGGTAACGGGGGTAGAAGGATCGGTCCAGTCATCCAGATAGACCTCACCGTAGGTGTAGATGTCCAGACTGGGCTTGCTCAGGTGGCCGATATAGCGTGCGCCGTTGGGCAGGTCCTTGGGGTTGATGATGCCCAGTTCGATGCGGCGGTTGTCCAGCATATTCTGCACATTGGTGTCGGCCAGGAAGTTGCGCAGTGCGGTCTTGCCCATGACAACGTGATCCACATTGGCAAAGCCGTTTTCCAGCACCTGATCCACCCAGTCTTCCAGATCATCCAGAGGCTTGGCGGCAGATGCACCCCACTTCTTCGTACCTTCCAGCTTCACCTTGTTGGTGAAGCCGAAGTCGATCACCTTGTTCACGCCGGGGCCGACAACAGGAATCTGGCCGTCCATGATGGTGCGCACTGCCATCCACTCCTCGCGGCGGGTAGCAGCATCGTTCAGACGCTGGTAGTCCTCGATCAGCTGCTTGGCGGCACGCTCTTCGGGGGTCACGCCGGAATACAGGTCCTCCCCGGGCATACGCTCCAGGGCATCGTTTGCGGTGGTGACAGTCAGAGGGTTAATCAGGGGCGGAGTAAAGCTCTCGGTCTGATAGCCCTCATTCTTGAGCACCTGGCCGCCGACCAGAGGATGCACGAAGGAAGCCATGCGGCGGTCGCCCTTCACCACGTCGATGTCCACGCTCTTGGTGGCAAAGGTCTTGACGTTGGTGAAATAGTTGTCCAAGAAGAAAGTGCGCACCGGGGGAGTGGTGCGCACGACCTCGGCCAGACACCGAGGCTCATAGATGCTGATTTCGTTAGCCATAGCTTTTTATCCTCCTATCACTTCAGGAAGATGCCCAGATTACGCAGGGCAACTTCAACGTCTGCCGCTTTTACGCCCTCGGGCAGTGCCAGACCGTCGGCAAAAAACTCACCCGTCAGATAGATGGGCACTTCCTCGTCTGCCGACGCACTGTCTGCGGTGATGCCGTACAGCCCGGTAACGGACAGAGGATTGCTGCCGTCCACCTTGGCAATGGGTTTCACCTTACCATCGGCCAGCAGCACCGGGGCGTGTGCCTCAACTGCCGCGCTGGCCTTTTTGGTGGCCTTGGCAATGCCGATGTCCGTGCCGGCAATGAAATGCTCCGGGGCGGTGGAATAGGTCTTTCTTTCCAGATCCATGCTCATAGCCTTGTCCTCCTTACTTCACACCGTTCATCTTGTGGATTGCGTTCATCAGGCCCTTTTCCTGTGCGTCTTCCGGCTTCGGGTCCGCAGGGGGCGGATTCTGGATGTCGTTTGCGCCGGAGTTCTGGGCAGACTTCTTCGCCTTGTCCAGATAGTCCTTGCCCTGAGCGTTCTGCTTTGCCTTCATGTTGGCAATCACCGCCTTGGCAAATGCCGCAGAATCCATAGGCTTCACGAACTTCGCCTCGTTTGCCTCGTCCTCAGCACCGGGCAGGGTGCTGTCCTCGATCTCCTTGATGCGGGTACGCTCTGCAGTGGTAGCGTCATTCTCGATCTGCGCCACCATATCGGGGTACGTCTTGCGGAGATCATCAACGGTCTTGATTTCCATGTCTTTTACCTCCCCATGGTCGTTGTGTCCCGGCAGTTCCGCCGGGGTTTTATTTTCAGGCCGGGCAGCAGGCTTTTTTGCCTTTGCCCGGTTTCTGACAAATTCGGGTGCCTCGTTGAAAGGCAGGTGGGTGCCGACGCTGTTGACGAACAGGATGCCGTTGCGGTTCTCCACCACAGCGTCTTCCTCAGCGTCGTCCACCTCGTCCACAGATCGGAAGAGCACACGTCTGAACTCCA